GCTGAATCCTGATCTGCCAACCAGAAATACAATTACTGATTACATGGATCAAGATGAAGACTTTCGCGCCAGGTGCGCCCATGCGCGCGCGAGTCATGGCGAAATGATGGACGATCGCATTCAGGATGTGGCGGAAGGCGTGCTTGAAGGCAATATTGATCCGCAAGCCGGCAAGGTTGCAATCAGCGCGTTTCAGTGGCGCGCTTCCAAGCTTGATCCCAAGAAGTATGGCGACAACAGCAAGGTTGCGCTGACTGGCGAGAATGGCGGCGCAATCCAGATCATCAGCGCAGTCCCCAGGCCTGACAGGGGCGAATGATACGCTGTTAGCGAGGTAAGCCATGCCAGTCTTCAATACAGCCCTTCCGAATGCCCGCGCGGTGAGTTCTGGCGATACCGTCACGCTGTTTGCGGCAACAGACACGGTTGCAGCCACAAACAGCAGTGTGGTGATTGCGCCAGCGGTATCTGGTCCGATTGCACGCGGAGTGATCACATTCACTACTCATTTCGCATCGGCGCCGACCGCGGTGGTTGAGATATTCGGAAGCAATACAGCTCCCACAACGGCAGGCCCGCAGGGCGGAATCGTGCTCTATAGCTCGGCCGACCTGCAGAATGACACCTATTCAGACAACAGCGCATTCGCTTTCTACTGGGCAGAGCTGGTGAGCCAGTCGGCCGGCGGCGCCGTCACGGTTATTGCTCACATCAACTGATGATCGAAGCCATCTCAGGCGTTGACCGCTTTCGCATCGATATGGCGAAGCGCTACACACCGTATCCCTTTCAGGCTGCGTTCCATATGTCCACCAAGCCTTATGGCTTTCTAGGTGGTGCGGCTGGCCCTGGCAAGACGCTAGCCATGATCATGGAACAGTTCACAGCCTGCAATGAGTTCAATTCAGAAGATGGCCCGCAGGTGCATACGCTGTTTCTCAGGCGCACCACACCGCAGCTTGATGACACGGTGATCACGCGCTTTCGTGAGTCGATCCCGCAAGAGCTTTACAGGCAATACAACGAAACCAAGAAGATCGTTACCTGGAAGAATGGCGCAACCACCAAGTTTGGGTCGATGCAGTATGAGGGCGATGCCTGGGGCTACCAGGGCCAGTGGTACCACATCGGCTATGACGAGATGTGCGATTTCACCTTCAACCAGTGGATGCGTACCAGCGCCTGGAATCGCTGCCCGGTGTCGAGATATGCGCGCAAGTACGGCGCCGGCAATCCGATCGGCGTGGGGGCATTGTGGGTCGAGGATCTGTTCGTCAAGAACGTGCCGTGCTCAGGCATGGATGACTCACAGAAACAGGCATACGACAAGGACGACTACGACTATTTCCCTGCAACTTATTTAGATAACCCTGTTTACGCCAATGATCCGCAATTCCTCAAGAATCTGTCGCAGTATCCAATGGCATTTCAGGAGGCGCTCAAATATGGCAAATGGGGAGCGGCAGGCGGCTACTTTCGCGGCGTATGGGACGAGGCGATTCATGTGTTCGCCCGCGCGGATCTCGACATCAAGCCATGGTGGAAACAGTGGATAAGTGGCAATTGGGGCTATGCGCACCCAGCCAGCTACTACAAGCATGTCATGGACGATGAGGGCATTCTTTACACCTATGCTGAACTGTTCGAACGCGAGAAAGAGCCTGAAGAGCTTGCCAAGCTGATTTGCGAGTGGGCGCTTGAAGATGGCAAGATGCCGCACTTTGAGAACTTTGCGCACTCCTTCGATGCGGCCGCTACCAAGAAGACGGCAACAATGGGCGAGAACGCCAACAGTGTAAACAACCGCATGATTCCAACGCTGCGCAAGTTTGGTATTCCGGCTCCACATGAAAGCACCAGAGACAAGTTGGGCCGTGATACGCTGATGCGCGAGCGGTTGGGCATTACGGTGAAGCTGGGCGAGACTGCGGGCGGCCAATTGCTGCAGGTTCCGAGTTGGCAGATGGCAAGAGATTGCAGGGAACTGCGGCGCCTGATGCCGATCGTGCAGGCCGATCCGGTGCAGCCTGAGAAGATCGAAGGGACGACAAACGGCGAAGATTCGCCTCTGCAAGGTGCGGGCTATGGCCTGTATTCGATTTATGGCAAGCCATCTCCAAAGCCGCGTGGGGTACAATTGTCCGAGATTCTGGAATCGATCAAAAGACAAGAGCCCGATATTGAAGCGACAGCAAGGGCAATGGCAGGCAGGAAGTTTGATCAGGAGTGGGATAAGACTCACCAGCCGGTCAGGAGGCAGTTAAGATGGCAGCGTCCGCGATAGTGTTTCTGATCCCGATTCCGCCGCACATGATTGCGTTCATTCTTGGGCATTACGGCACTCTGAGTGTGGTTGCGAGGCATCTGCTTTGATCGCTGTTTACATCATTGGCGCGTTCTTTGCGGGCATGATTGCTCCGCCGATCTACGAGGCGTTGAGCGCATGGCTGGCATTGAAGCGTGCGAAGATGCAGCAAAGTGTTCCACGTGCCATTGTTCACCCTTTGTTCGCTAAAGAGACTCCGCAACAGACTGAAGTAATCGAGTCATTCATTCCCCAACCAGCCGCCGATAAGCGCCGCCGCGGTGTGGCCGAGCTACGTCATCGCGCTGAACAGGCGAGCATGAAACCAGCCGAGCACCAGGCGCAGGTGACGGCTAAGAATATCAAGGCCATGGAGGGCTGAAATGACCGTAGATCACCTGATTTACATCTTTGAAACCAATGGCATTATCATGCCGAACAAGTCAGAGCATGCACGCGCGCTCGTTCTGCAACTCGACGGCCTGCCAAAGAACGCAAGCGCGGCTGTAATAAAGCCATCCGTTCAAGGCGACGTGAAGAAAATGGCCGATGGCTCAGGAACCGAACGCTATGACAACTGGACTCAGCACAGCGATGGTACCGATTACCCCGGATCTTATGGCGTTGGACCTCAAAAAGAACTGCCGCCCTTCGTGCCATTTGAGGAAGTGAAGCACGGTCCCGACCCGGTAGCTCAGGAACCCACTCGCCCGGCGCCTGTCGTCGGTAACCCACAGCAGACTGGCCCGATCTTTGGCGTACCAGCCACAGCACCACCGAAATCAGTCTAAAGATGCCCTGCTGTCACGATTGGCGATGTCCGACGAGTGAGCCTCCATACGATATGTTCCATGGAGGCGTGCAGGGCAAACAACCCCCAGATGGAAACTATTTGGGTACGGGCACACTTTATCTTAGGGATATTCCTAGAGATCGCCAGTGCATGGAAAGCAAGAAACAAGGAGATACTCATGCCGCTTGATGGAAAAGGGAGTTACCGCCATAACGATCAGGTCGCCCGTGCTAACGGCGGCAGTGCGAAGGAACCGAAGGAGAAAGAGCCGTCGATGCATGAGCCCAAGGAGCCGAAAGAGGCCGAGGGCGGCAATATGACGGAAGTGCATAACCACGGTGACGGCACATTCCACACTGTGAGCGATGGCAAGGAAGAGCAGCACGAGACCATCGGGCACATGCACGCGCATTTGTCGTCCATGCATGGCGCTGAAGGCGAGAAGCATTTTCACGCTCACCATGACGGCGTGATGCCGCATTCGCACTCTGTGGAGACTGGCGGGGAAGCAGAACATCGCGACCACGAGGACACCGAGGGCATGAAACAGCATATGGACGAGTCGATGAGCGATGAAGGCGAGCACACTGCCGGCGAAGATGAGAGCGAAATGAACTCGGTTGGGTCGCTGGGCGGCTCGGCATTGGGGATGTAATGGCGATTCCTCCTGGGCCTCCGGTAAAGCAGGCGACGGTGGTCCGCATCTATTACTGCACGGTTTGCGGGCAAGTTTACATGAACTTGCCGCCTGACCGTATTTGCCTTGGGTGCCACTCTCAGGGCAAATTCAAACAAGTGGACATGACCTGCCAGAGCGTTCAAGAGACGTATCCGGCATAAGGAGAGACAATGCCTCAAGCAGTTTCCAATGGAATCGCAAATGCGTGGGATTTCGCTTTCGGGTTGAACAAGAGCGTCTCTCCCCTCGTCCTGTCCTCGTCCAGCACCAGCACCGGATCGCAGACCTATACGGTCGAGCTTGGGCAGACAACCGCGGCCGATGGGACCGTGATCCTGCCCTTGCAGGTCAACGGAATCGTGAGCGTCGGCGTGGGGCCGAATCAAGAGACCGTGACCATCACCGCAGTGACAGCCGTGACACCTGGACTGATCAACACCTGCAGCTTCACAGCCACATTCGCCAATGCGCATGGAGCGGGCGAGATTGTGGTCTCTGGCTCCGGCGGCGTGCAGGAAGCCGCGCACAACCGGCTGATTGCGGGCGGCGGCCTGGTGGCGATCACTCCTTCATGGTTTGCATGGGCTGGCACAAGCCATGCGGCCGGAATCACGGCGCTGACGGCTTACAAGTCGCTGGGGGCAACGGTCACAGTGCTCGATTACTCAGGCTTGACGGGCGTGTTCAGCTACAGCGCTGCGGCCAATTCGATCTACGCTTCGACAACCCACGTTCTTTACTAGGGCGGTGGTGAATGCCGAGCGTATCGAAGGCACAGCAGAAGGCGATGCAGATTGCCGAACATGCTCCGGGGAAGCTTTACAAGCGGAACCGGGGCATGCTGGCCATGAATCATCAACAACTGCACGATTTCGCAGCAGGGTCGGAAGCGGGCAAGCCTGAGAAGAAAGAGGGCGCGCTGCGCAGGCTGGCCAGAGGGTTAAAAGCATGAGCCTGTTGACCGCTGCAAAGCGCAAGAAGATGCCTGAAAGCTCATTCGCTGGTCCTGGGCGATCATTCCCGGTGAGCGATCCCACTCATGCGCGGCTGGCCATCTCCGGCGCAACGCGATCTGAGCGCGCGGGCAATATTTCGTCGTCGGAAGAGGAAGCAATCAAAGCCAAAGCGAGGGCGAGATTGGGCAAGCGCGGAGGCATGCTGGGATGATCACCGACGAGGACCTCGAATCCCGCCAGAAGATTGCGCACGTCAAGGGCCAGATTCTAAAGGCGCGCATGGATCATGACATTGGCGGCATTTCGGTGATCGAATGCCCCTACTGCAACATGAAGAATTACGAAGGCAATGAATTGTGCTGCAAGTTGCTCCGCGATTGCGTGATTACCATCCTGATGGGCTTGCGACAGGACCAGATCGAATCGAAAGTTGGAAGGCATGTCAACTAGCGCCATCGTCCCCGAGCCACCCGAACAGGAGCAGGACGATCAGGAGCCGGAACAGGCTGCGTTCGATGCTGAGTGGGGCGATAAAGACGCTGGCTATCCGGACATGCCGCAGGACAAGCAGACCACCCTCAAGAATCTGCTCAAAAGCGCCCTACAGCGAGAGATTTACAGCCGCAGAACCGAGGTAATCGACGCTCGGCAGCAGCGGTTCTATGCGCGCAGCGTGCAATACATCTATTTCAACTTCCAGACCAATATGTTTGCGCCTTTGTTTCAGGGCGGTGACGGCAATACTACCGATCAGGAGCGGTATTGCGAGGTTTATGACATTTATTCGGCTTTCCTGCGCACTCTGGTTGCAGCTCTAAGCCAGAATCCGGTCGGCGCGGAGATGGTTCCGCGAACAGCCAAGCGCACAGTGGATGATCAGGCGGCCGAGATTGCCGAGCAGTATAAGAATCGCATCGAGCAGGTCAACGACATCAAGGAAAAGCAGATTCGTACCGCGGATGTGTTCTGCACCGATGGCCGCGTGGTGGGGCTGATTGTCGATGCCGAGCCGGACCCTAAATATGGGCACGATTCGAACAACAACCCGCTGGGCGCCGAGTTGATGGAGATTGACGGCATCCTCGAATGGAAAGTTCCGATCACGCAGGAATTCAAGGATTGGGCTTATGCGGTTCGCAGCAAGGAATTAGAGAAGGAAACCGCGCAGGACAAGTATCCCGATGCTGTTGACGACAAGGGCGACTCGAAGATCAAGGCCGGGAGCGCATCGAGCGGCGAATCGGCATACGAGCGAATGGCCCGGATCGGCGTTCTGCAGGGAACCAAGCTCATCACGGCAACCGGCGAGACCTGGGAGCATCTGGTTACCGAGCATATCGGCCTGTTCCGGCCGGCGTTCTACCGCGCGGCACCGAAAGATGACTGGGAATGGCTGAAAGAGGCTTTCCCTGATGGCTTGCGCATGGCCGTGACCGGCGATGCCTATTGCGGCGCCTGGAACGACGCGATGGACAAGCGCATCCGCGTGGCGCACTGCAAGCCCGGCGACGGGCAGAACAGAACCTCGCTTTTGCGGCCATTTATCCCCATTCAGGATGCTTTCAACGACCTGATGAACCTGCGCAAGGAGATGCACGAGTATTGCATCCCTGAAGACTGGATGGACAAGGAAACATGGGATTTGCAGGCCAATCAGGAGCATCGATCAGAGCCCGGCAATCGCAATCCTGTGGTGCTGCAGCCCGGAGACGACATTCGCTCTAAGATTCTGCTCGGCCAAAGCGTGCAGATCAGCGCCGATCTGGTCAACGCGATTGAATATTTGGCCGGAGAGCTCGCGCAGTTGATTACCGCGGCCCTGCCGGCGCTGATGGGTTCGGGTGACGAGCATAACGAGACCAAGGGCGGCATCCAGATCATGCGCGAACAGGCGCTTGGCCAGATGGGCATTGCCTGGGGAGCTTCGCAGCAGTTTTTGGCAGAGCTTGAAGAGATTGCCATCAAGCGGGCGGGCGAAAAGGCGGAAGGTGAAGGCCAGAAGCTCGCAGTAACGATTCCCGGCGGCCGCATGCAACCCGATGCGACTAAGGAAATCAACACCATCGACTTGCAGGCGGGGGACTTCTATGCGGAAGTCGATACCAGTTTCCCTGACACGCGCGCCATGCGCAGAGCGATCTTTACATCGATCATGACCGCTTCACAGCACTCGCCTGCTCTCCAAGCGATGCTGGCGCTGCCTGAAAATCAGGAATTGTTCAAGGAAATGGTCGATGATGACCTTGAAGTGCCGGGAGCGAGCGCGCGCATCCAGCAATTGCGGGAAATTGAGGATTTGCTGAACAGTCCGCCGCCGATGCCGACTCCTCAGCAGGCAATTCAGTTCATGGCGCAACAGGTTCAGCAGGCGATGGCTAAGGGCGCGCCCGAACCGCCGCCGCCGAACCCTCAGCAGATCCAGCAGGCGCAATTGGCGCTCGCCAAGCAGTCCATGCCCACTGTGCCCATCGATCCCGAGTGGAATTTCCACCAGTTCCACATCGAAGTCATCCAAGATTGGCTGGCCGATGAACAATGCCACCAGGAGACGCAAAAGGGAAATATTCTCGGCATCGAGAACGTGAAAGCTCACGGAGAGGCGCACAAGCAGGCTTTGCAGGCTCAAACACCGCCGCCGCAGGGAAAACCGCCGTCCACAAGCATCAACTTTGCCGATTTGCCCCCGGATGGCCAGTTGCAACTCGCAAAAGAGGCCAATATCACGCTGAATCCGCAGGCGCTGGTCGAAGCGCACGCACAGAAGATCGAAGGCGAGAGCCAGAAAGCACAGCAACCCCAAGGAGCAAAACCAAATGGCTGAGGCAGCAGGAGCAGTACTCGAAGCAACCGCACCGGCAACAACGGGTGCGGAATCAACAGTTAGCGCAGACCAAGGAAATTTAAGCGAGGAATCAAGTCAGTTAACAGGCAATGAAGCAACCGAATCGCAGGCTGGCGCTGAGGATTTGGCCGCCGGGACTGAGCAGAAGCCTTCTGGTAAGTTTGACCTCCGTTCGCTCGTCAGAGACCCGGCGAAAGTGGCTGCTCTTAAAGCCATCGATCCTGCGCTGGTTGGATTGGTGCGCGATGCTCTCTATTCCCAGAAGGAATTGGAGGGCGCGGGGGGGCTCAAGGAAGTTCTTGAAAGCCATAAATTCGCCAAAGAAATTGGCGGCCGTGAAGGCTGGCAGACTACCAAAGAGGACTTGGCGTCATGGGATGAGCTCGACAAGAACTACACGGAAGGCAAGCCGGAGTTTGTGGAGCGCATCGCGAAGGGCGACCCGGAAGCGTTTGAGCGCATGGTGCCATTGGCGCTTCAGCAGATCGGCAAAGACAATCCCGAGATGTACTCGCACCTGATGAGCCGCGTGATCATCAACACGATGGACCAGGCTGGGCTCACGAATGCTTTGAAGGGCATCCTGAACACCGCGGTGCCTGAATCGAAGGCCGGCATTCAGGAAATCATCGACTGGGCCGAGGGATTCCGCTCTACCGCC